TTGGTTCTAATGCAGAGTTACCATAAGATTGATTCTTACGAAGGAGTAATGTTTTAATCTCATCACATACTCTTTCAATTGCTTGATCTGTTGTCATAATAAATTAATTTGAGGTTGTTTCTCTGGCATAGTAAACCAGTTAATAGGGGTACCAACTATCTCATTAACTTTAATGAAATGATTGCACCCAATAAATCTAGCATTTCCTCCGTACACCTCAGCAGCCGGATGAGAAGCTTTGAATATGATATGCTGTTTATCTTGCATCATATTGGCTTCTTTAATTATATCCCCAAATGCTTGTTGAGCAAACTTGCCCCATAGCAGAAATATAACCCCGTCTAATCGTGTACAGATTTCTTTGACAATACCTTTAGTGTAGAAGCCCCAATATCCTTCATGAGAATTAGGACGACCCTTAGTCACTGTCAAAGTGTTGTTCAATAGCAACACACCTTGCTTAGCTAAATGTTCGAGAGTAAAGTCAAACTCACTTCCATCTTTTGAATCTAACCCATGAGAATTAAATATCTCTTCACGGATAATTCTCAAGCTTGGATTAATTTTACTTCCTTCTTTTACCCCAAAAGCTAATCCAGTTGCAGCCCCATTGTGGTAGGGATCTTGACCAATAATCACCACTCTTAAATCTTTAAGCTGACAAAGCTCGAAAGCTCTATATACCTCTGGACTAGCAGGGTATACAGTAGCTTCGGCTCTTTGTGCTTTTACAAAAGTGATGAGGTGATTATACTCATCAGGGTAATTAGCAACCAATGCTTGATGCACTGGTCCCCAATCCCCAATTTGTTCTAGCAGTTTACTCATTCAGAAAATTTTTATTAATCTTATTCTTCTTCACAATTTTATATAGGTCTGGATTAAATGTTTCTTCAATTAAATTTGGTGGAGAATGCAACTCATTCTCAACAGGAATATGTACATCTAATTCTTCTTCGAGCTGAAGCTTTAAAGAAGGAGACTTGAATAAAATTTTAGCAGTAGTGCCATCCATATTGAAGTTATGATAATCTAATATCTTAAGCTTAATGAGATCATCCATCTCAGAATACTTACCCTCTAAGAATTTATTGTATGATGATTTAGTCCCTTCTGGAACATCAAACACATACATTACATGAAAGGGGTCTGTGTCAATATGATACTTGTAAGTCTTAAACTCTTGCAAAGCAGTCTCGAACTTAGTAAATAATTTATCTGAACTCCATCTATAAAGTAAACAGATAACATCTGTCTCATCTATGGTTCTGACAAAACAATTTACAAGATACTTATCCCAAAGGAAAAGCTCTTTCTTCCCACCAAGAAGAGGGCATACAAATATTGCTGACTTATTCATCTTAGCTACAGACAAGTCATAAGCTATAAGAAGTTTATTAGCATCCTTCACAGGATTAATAATGTTTACTTTGTACGGCAACTTTGGTCTAGGTCTAACTAACGAACCTATTTCTATACTTAATTCATCCGTAAACAACTTAACAATATTTCCATCCTCATCGAAGACTCTACTGTAATCTACAATACTACCAGTCATTCTGACTGTTCTTCCATTTACTGGGGTAAAGAATACTTTACTCCCAGAGGTTATCATCTGATTTGACATACTCAGGCTCAGGGGAATTTAAATAGGTTAAAGGACTCAATGTTGGGAGAGATTCTTTAAGTTCTCTCTTTATATCATCAGCAGTTTGCAGTAGATATACAAGTTTAAAATTAGTATAGAATTGCATAATGCCTTCTGTACTTCCAAACTTTTTTATATACTGACTGAGCACAAATCCTTCAACATCTACTGTCCTACCCTTCAGCCAATTCTCAGCTGTCTTAGTTCCTACTCCAGGAATGCCTGTAATATTATCTGTACTATCTCCCATCAATACTTGCTTCCATAGAAACTGTTCAGCTTCATCTGGAGAAGTATGTAAGAATTCTACAGTACGATAATTAAAATGCATACCTGCACATTGATGTAATACATCTTTGTCAGGAGAACAGATGATTGTTTTCCGTGCATCATTCTTACTATAATAGCTTACAAGATCGTCAGCTTCTAATCCTTCTACCCCATAAAATCCCCATCTTTGTTTGAGGTATTCTCTGAGTGAATAAAAGATGATTGGCTTAGGTCTATGCTTTCTATTACCTTTATAATTACTATCGACTTTATATCTAAAACAATTATGATCAGTAAGAAATCCTACGTACTGGCTTGTTTTGCATTGCTCTAGAATGGTCAAGATCCTGGAGTCTAATCCTCGTAAGGCTTCCTCCAGGGTTGTCTTGTCCATCTCATAATAAATCAAGCTATCTCCATCAATTAGACATATCGGTTCCACAGATCCTACACTCTGGTCTAATACTTCTTCCATCGAACTTAATTTAAATGTTATTTACTCTAGCAATTTTTGCTTTTATTTCTTCAATACTAGAAGAACATTTCTCTACTGCTTCTCTACGAGCTTCTGCCCATTCAGCATCAGTCTTAGCTGCATAAGTTGAAGAGTGGTAAATAGAACCATTTACACCTGCCAAACTTGAATGCACAAAATACTGAAGACAACGAATAGCACCAGTCGAATCATCTGGAACAGCTCCGATATGCATCGGGTCTACAAAGATGTTGTGAATCTCCCCTGAGATACGGTTAATATATTCAAGACCACCGAAGTGTAAACCAGGTACACAAGAATGATAATCATTAGTATTAACTTGATCCCAAGATGCAAGACGATGAGTACATCCTACTTTAATGAAGTGGCCAGGGTTAGTATACCCATTAGGACCTTCACAATAGAATGCATCTCCACTTGTACCCATGATAGCAGGTTGGAACAAACGATCTTCAACAAACTCTGGTAAGCCTTCTGACTCAATTTCTCCAGTGTCTACATTGAATGTACGTTTGTAACGGTCTACTACTTCTCCAGTTTCTGCATCAAACTTGTGCAATACTTCTGATGATACCTTGTAACCATTGAGCAAACCTTCCTTGGTGATCTTCATTTGATACATAGTAGCTTTCTTAATAGCTACGTCAGGGCTCAAACCCTTCTCCTCGGTAAGCTCTTTGTAAAGAACAGGATGAACATACTTCAAGTTAATGAAGTTGAAGAATCTTGTAGAGAATTCAACCCCAGTACCATTATTCATCTTCTTCCAAAGAATTGGGTTACGAAGCCAACGAGTCCACATCTTGATAAGTGGCATGAAGTCTAACCCCATATCCATAGACTCATAGATTCTTTCTACAAGTGCTGCTGGCATTGGAATGTTAGAAACCACATCACCAGTTTTCAAGAAGAATTCCCCGGTTGCTTTGTTTACATAGATATGCTCACACTTATCTTGGATAACTTGAGTATAGTCTTCTACAGCTAATCCTTCAAATGTATCTAAAATAGCACGGAGCTCGTCCATTGAGAAAACTTCATCAGCTTTCTTGGCTAACTCTTGCATTTGTTTGTACAACTCTTCATTGTACGTTACAGAGAATGACTTCTCCCCGTAAGATCCGACGATGTTTCCATCGATTACGTTTAAGTTAATCATAAAAGATTTTGTTATTATTTGTATTACAAATTTAGTGAAATAAATGACTCGAACTCATTTAATTCGTCAACAGGAATGGTCATTTCGAGTAACCCTTTTGCTTTAAGATACAGCTGAATCTCACGTTTAGTATCCTCTTCTTCATACTTATAACTAGAAATCTGAGATAAGATATGTTTAGAACTATCTGTGAAGTCTTTGTAGAAAGATAAGATTGCTTCAAATCCTGGAAGACGAATCTTAGCACCTGGAATATCAGATAGCATAAACAAATCCCCTGCTGCTTTAGCAATTGCTTGCTTGTCATCAGGTGAAGTCATGCTTATATACTCTAGTGCAGCCATCTTATTCAGTCTTGTAAAAACCTCATCAATTACTGGATGGCTTTTACCTTTCAACTTGTAAGATAGTTTGCTTCCTACGACTTCAAGAACTTCATACATCCTCCTAAATAAAGGATTAATAGATTGCAAGTGCTCAAAGAAAGGTAAAACTTTCTCTAGATCCATTACATGAGCTGCATAGTATGCTCTAAGGTAAAAGCTACAAGTAAGATTGTCATCCTCATCCACAGCATAGAAGAACTCGTCCATATGCTTGATATTTTCTACGCTCTTAACTTGCTTGACATTAGCTTCACTAAGCTTAATCAACTGTGGACACTTAAAATCTCTCTTAACTGCAGTTCCCATAGAATACCCATTTAACTCTCCTCTACCATCTGTAAATCTAGTAGGATGACACATATAGAAATGCATAGCATCACTTCTATTATTAGAATAAGGGGGAGTATAAGAAGCTCCAGGATAAATGTCACAGATTCTAGGGGCAAACATCCTTAAGATTTCAGCAGCTAGCTTAAGCTTCTCACCATCTTCATCTGTACCATAATAAATTATAGTCTCAGTTGCTCTAAGTTCTGATAGCTTTGGCTCTACCTTATCCCATACAGAATCATTCCAGTTAACAGCAGCTCTAGCAGTAGCTTCACGAACAGTGTAACCAACAATCTGCTTATTTAACTCACGAAGTTCAGCTGGAGACAGTGCTTTAGTTCCACCTCCTGTAGCAGCCAGTACTTCCTCTTCCTCTTTAAGAGTAGCCTCAAAGTCATCAGGAACTATCACATCATCATAGCATTTATAGCTTTCAGATGCTTGTAGATATTTCTCTATTTCTATTTGGTTTCTCTTGATCTTCCCTAACTGTGCTTCATACACTACTAAATCTTCAGGTCTTGTAGCAGGATCATCACACTTGTCCTCTAAGTCTTGAGTTGACTTCTTCCGAATTGAGATAAAAGAACCACCATTCTGCTTCATAAGATATGCATCTTTAAGTCTGGTAAATCCTTCTTTTCTATAATACACTTTAGCAATGTCAAACTTTTCCCAAGTATCAACATCAGTAGTATTAGAGACTATCTTAAATTCTCCATTCTCAAGCTTATTGCTCAAGGTATGTAATCTCACATTGAATCCTTCAAAGATTTTACCCATGTGCTCAAACTTAATTCGTTTGTTCTCTGGATATACCGGCTTTAAAGATTTAGTGTCAATGATTCGACTCATAGATTGCAGTACTCTGCCGTTTGTAGAAGAATCCTCTGTAAGTCTCCCTGAGAATACTACATTCTTACAAGCTTCTACCCACTTCAAGAAGTCGGTTTCATTCAGCTTCTCTTGCACAAGCTCTGTTGCTTCCTCAGCTGCTTTAAGAATCAAGTTCTGAACAAACTGTTTAGTGTGGTCAGACCAGATTACTTTCTCACGGCTAGGAGTAACATCGACCCCGTCTTGAATAACTACTTCTTCCCCAAGTTCATTCTTATACACTTGTCGTATAGGACACTTCAGACCAACTGCCCCATATAACTGCTCCATCTCCAACTCTCGGAAATCCACATGACCATAATTAATACCAGTGGTTGCTCCCTCTGCTTTAACAATGACAATATGTGGACGTGCATAGTAGTTACTCTCAGTGATAATCAAATGCTTTGAGTTGTAAATTACACTAGGTTTGAAGTGGATCTCTCTTTGCTCTCCATTCTCTTCAACCTCATAGAATTTAACATTACTCAAGTAAGTTAATTGCTCACTGACTGCATCAATAAAACGATCTGCATTATGCTTCTTAACCCCAAACGAAATTGTACTTCCGTTCAATTCTGTAGTCGGCTCATAATAAACTTTAGTCCCATCAGAAAATGTGATGTATGGATTCTCTTGGCCTGTACTAAGATTAAATCTCGGAATGAGAAAATCTGTTTTGTAGTTAAAGCAATTTGCTTTGAATCGTTGACCGTTGTACACAGTCTCAATTGTGTAGAAGTCTACACCAGTAGATAATGCAACTTTAGCCCCTAAACCGAAGGCACCAAAGTTCTCTGAAGTATTACGTTTAGTTGAATACCCTAACTCTAGGATACCCTCTAAACGTCTACCCCCGATACCAACACCGTAGTCTTTAATTATGAACTCGTCACAATATCCAACTCCAGGGTTGTGCTTGTAGATAACGTCAATGTGTTTGTTTACTACATCAAGATTAGTTATACTGTAATAACTAGGATCGAAGTTACTGTCTTCGTACTGCTCACCTTCTCGATTGATGTAATAATCTTCCACAGTTTTCTGCCCAGTCAATATCTCTATGGCAATCTCCTTCTCTCGTTGAGAATCGCAGGCATTTGTTACCAGCTCTCTGACGGTTGAAGGGATTGGGGTAGAATATTGTGTGGCTTGCAATATGTCAAACACCAGTTTCTCTGCACCACGATTGATACGTTTAGCAACACCGGTATCTGAACCGACAAATTCATTGTCAATTTGTTTGATACTCATAATAAGTTTCTAGCTTTTTTAAAATCTTTTTGAATCTCTAATAGTTTCTTAGTACACCATTCTTCTGGTAGAGGAAATATTCTTTTACTTGCATTAGTATTAGTAAAGTCAACAGACCCTAATCCAGGGTTGTTAATCTTTTTATACAGCCATGAAGCATTTTCATTTCCTTTTTTATCATGGTATTCATACTGCCACCAACCACCCCCTATATGGTAATAGAAGATTTTGTTTGCATCCTTCATGCCATCATAAATAGCATACTGCATACTATTGCTAATAGCAATAAGAATTAAATCTCCTCTTTTAAAAGTGTGTGGTTTAAGAAACATAGAGTCTTCATTGATAGTAAGACTCATAAGTTTTAATTTTTACAGCTCTGTAATGAGCTTAATTACTTCTAAAATTTGTTTTTGATTTTTAGGGACGAAGAGAGGACAAGGTGTTCCATCCTCTATTAGTTTTCTTTTGAAGTTCTTCCAAGTATTTGGGAATCGATCATTAGCAAAACCTTTGCATTCTATTACCCATACAGGCTTGCCATCTTTCATAAAGACAAAGTCTGGAGTGTAAGTAATGGCTCTCACCTTGTCCTTACTTCTATCCTCAAAAGCCCCATTTGATCTGTTCTCGAAAGACATAGCAGGGTAGTTAAACCCTTCCATAAGATTCCACACGTGTTCTTCATACTCAAACTCTAGCTTAGCTTCCTTCAGCTTCTTATAGCAAAATACCTCTAGCATCGATTTGAATTTAATCCCATCGACTTCTTTAGATCTAGATTTAATTTTGCCTTTGTTTAATTTCCCTGAGGTCTTACCTTTTGATAGAACTCTGGATCGAGCTGTTGAATTTCTTTTAGCCATTCGTTTTCGGTTTTCTTTGCTGTAATTGTGTATTGCACGTCAAAGTTAGTCGAAGTTCCGAGATTAGAAAATAAAGTTGCACACTTTTGTAGAATAGTATCTATTCTTTCTCTGACAATAGGGTCTGTGTAATATGGTGAATTCATACTGGTAATTGTATTTTAATGATCATTGCTGCTATATCTACTCCATGATCTTTTATGAAGTCAGATATATCTTTTGATTTGTAATGAGCTGGCAAAATTATATTAACTAAATTGAATATAGAACAAATTTTATTTGCCATCATCTGGCCAGGATTATTCTCTTTCTCAAAATCGTTATCATATAATACAGCTACATTACCAAACCTTTCCTTTAAATTATCTATGAATGTGCTATCAGGCATCTGCATTTCACTCTGTAGAGCAACAGCTTGATATCCCAATATGTTTAAGCACATCACATCTTTTAATGACGAAGCAAGAATAACTAACTCCCCTTTATCCACCAATTGATCCCACCCCTGTATATCATCTTTAGTTGTGTTGCTAAACCACTTACCATCAGTTTCATATGGTCTGTAGATCTTACAACGACTACCCAGATTATATACATAACTAGGAGTGTTACATTTATAACGTGCTTCATTTATCCAAAAGTAATCTATAGGTTGAACATTATATTTAATTAACAGTGAACGAGGGATATTAAATTGAGACCAGAAAGCTTTATCATCTTGATTCCACTTTCTCACTCTTTTCTGTATCTTCACTGGCCTCCTTTCAACATAGACTGGATCTTTGTAAGTAAGTTCTAAAGCTACTTTATTCACTACACCACGTTGCAATCCCAACCCAAAGTCAGCATCAATCACTTTCAAAGCTTCAGAATATGTTAGGCCATATCTTGCCTGAATATATGAGAAACAATCATGACTCTCCCCACTACCGAAGTCCTTATACAACAACTTATTATTCCAATACACAATAGAACAGGTAGGATTATTGTCTAATCTTAACTCACTGCAGAATTTCTCATTCAGATTTTTGAAGTTATGGCAGTAGTATCTGAATATATCATACTCAGAAATTTGACATAAGATAGCATCCTTATGCAAATAAGCTTCACTACTTCTCGATTCAATCATAAAGCTGCTAATTTAATACAAACAAGTAGGGGTACAAAATAGTACCCCCATTGTTTGCTGGTTTAGGTTTCAGGTTTATGCATCCCAATCGTCACCTGCATCAACTGTAGCTGTTACTTCAGCCTTGTCTGCTGTGATCAATCCAGGACTATAAATCCCTAGCTTTAAATCCTTAGAATATTCTGCATTAAATGAACTATAGTCTTCATTCAAAGCTTTGATGAACAAGTCATCTCTCATAGGCTTAAGTCTTCCGAAGTGACGGTTATAAACAGTCTGATACTTCTCATCCTTAACACCAATCAATACACGTAACTTGTTAGCATCCAATGCTTTAACATACTCTTTAAGCTCATTAACGTCACCTCTAACGATAGCATCGATAGTATCAAATGATACTTCACCACCATTAGCTACGTTAGCCCAAGCTTTAGTAAAGTTTACAAGTGTGTCCTCTCCAACATAAGCTTTACGAGTCTTGTCTGCATTCTTCCACCAATCATAAGATGGTACGTCTGCACTCCAAGTCATCTGACCAATGTTGTTAACCCACATAAACTTCTCACCTGATTGAGATGTACGATGCTTTGGCTGCATCAAAACCTCGAATCTAACTGTGAAGTTAGGGGACTCATGACGAAGATAGAATACAATCTTGTTGTACTCTTCATTGTTAATCTCTACTGAATACTCAGGATCTTTCTGAGCATTAATACCGATTGCTTGTAGTTCTTGTAGAGTAGGATTAACTGCTACTACACTTACAGGTGCAATACCTGTGTATAAAGTAATGCCACCACCGGCTACTACTTCTTCTGAATTGTTTGATGCTATTGCCATCTTTTATTTTGAATTTAATATTTAGTAAAACATTTTGTAAATAGGGTCTCCATCCTCTTTAATTAAGAATCTAGACTCCTGTTGAGCTATTCAGCTATTAACCCCATCAAGATCCATGATAGTCAATTGATTTGGGTCAGCTTCTATACTAGCTGCAGGGATAACAGTATCATCAACCAATGTGAAACGTACTGGAATCTTCTTACGAGCACGAAGACCTGTCAATTTAGGGTGCTTGAACAACTCAGTAACTTCAGCTTTAGTCAAGTCATACTTAGTTGCAATGCCATCACGATCGATACCGTCGTTCAAGTCGTTGATAATTCCAGTCACAGTTAAAGTGATTGGTCCTTGAGTTGTTGCACTTTCTGCAACAGTTGGGTTTTGGGAGATATTTGCTTCTACCATTTTTTAAAAGTTTTAATCAATCAATATAAATTTTACTCCAGTCAAGTTCCATCTCTTGACCTTTAAGATGCTCACAACGTGAGCCTGCAGTGATATCATCAGACGAATTGAATGAGATCATAGTCTTGTCCTCGTTTCTATACACATAGCCAATGGCATCTGAGTTAGCACAAGCAATACTACGAATCTTACCAGTCAAGTCTAAGTCTTTAGCTGATACCTCTTTACCTTTCTTCTCGATCTGCTTATCTTTTAAGTGACCGATGTAGATGATATGGTCAGATAACTGCTCTAGTCTATCCATCCACTTCTTGATAGCCATTCGTAGATACAAATAGCCAGCACCTTGTGGTAAAGAAAGAACTGACAATCCTTTATTATCAGGATCAAAGTTCTTCCCCATTGGAGTTTGACGATACAATTCTTTAGCATCTGACTCACACCATACCTCTAGTTGTGTCAAAGTATCGATAGCAATATACTTGTAAGGCTTTCCAGCTTTCATAATTGCTTTACCGATTTGACTTAGCTCAGACAAGTTAGAGGCTTTAACTTTCAATGCCTCTACCATATCCGACCCTTGCTCTAGGTCTATGATAAGACATCCGTCTAGCTTAGCAAGTGCTGTTGTTTTACCTATCTTAGGTGGTCCATAGAGAATCATATGTCTCGGACTCTTACGAAGAGCAGCAACTCTTTCTGTTGGCAGTACTAACTCCATTAATTGTTAAGTTATTAATTTACTTTTTAACACGTTCAGTCAACGTAAATGTTGACAAATCAGCTTCGTAGGGAATCATACCCAATTGACCATCACGATTCTTTTCGACATGACAAGCTAGAAGTCCCTCAGGATCTTCCCCACAATAGGAATCTGTAATCCCGTAAAGGTCGAATGGTCTTTGTAGCATCATCACTACGTGAGCATCTTGCCCAATAGAATCACCACCGAATAGGTCTGTAAGCTGTGGTTGATACTGTTGTTTTGCACGATACTCTTGCTCGATATTCCTGTTCAGCTGTGATAACAGAATAGTAATACTACCCATTCTTGCTTGTAACCACATACAAGTCTTCGATACTTGATTTAGCTTCTGAAGCTCTGTGTCTTCTGTCCCTAAAATCAATCTCGAATGGTCGTAAAGATTAATGATTGTATGCTCAGGGTATTGTTGAAATACTCTGTCATTAATCTGTTTAATCTTCACCATGTTCTGTGGAATAGAGCAGAAATAGATAGGATATTTCCTATACTTATCTACTACTTCTTCATACTTGCTAACCCTATCTGCTGTTAGAGTAGAATCGATGCTATACATCTCTGAGAATGACATCCCTGCATCATGTGCAGCAGATCTCATAATCTGTTGATAGTCTGGCATCTCGAATGTCCAATACAGAACTAATAATTTCTTATCATGATTCTGATCTAACACATCAAAGATTAGCTGGTTTGAAAATGCAGATTTACCTACACCAGGACGACCGGCAATAACATACATCTTACCAGGCTGTAGTCCGCCAAGTAAGTTCTTATTCAATCTCTCCCATTTAGTAGGGAAGA